ATGAATAAGATGTCTATCCATGGAAGCAGCAGTGAAACACGTACTGCGTGGCTTCCTGTGGAGCGCGCGGATCAAAGGCTGTTTAAGCTACCTGAGGCTCTAGGTGAGAGCAAGGCACCATTCGTTATAGTCGTTCTAAATGGTTATCCGTGCAAGGCTGGTAATGACTACGAAATTACGGGAAGCGCGTTCAATTGGGTGAGTAATCGTAAGCTTCGTCAAACTGATGGGCTTGCTGTGCGTTATCCTCTAGAGGATGTGCCTCACCTTAAGGTAGATCTTAAGGGTCCTAAGATTGTTGTGCAGGAGAAGGAGCGAGAGACCACTACTAAGACTTTTAGGTGGTCACTAACACAACATCCTACTGTAGAAGTTAGGCTTACTTCTGAGGAGGCTCAGGAAGCCCCAGAGGAGCCTGAGGTTGATGTGGTTGAAGAACAGCAAGAACAGCAAGAAGAGGAAGATATGATCCCTATTGAAGAAGGAGTTAAGGTTTGGCACAGGATGACTGACGAGGGTCCGTGGATCGTCATTCAGCGTAGCACACTTAAACTACGTAGTTCACTGGCAGGCGGCAACAACGTAAACACGTACCACGATACGTTCTGCGAGACAGCCTGGACTGTTCAAACAGAGGATCATGGGATGGTAGACTTCCCAGAGGTCGTACTAACCACAAAGCCTCCGCACGCCGAGCCTAAGAAGATGGCTCTATGGAAGAAGCTTGCTCTAGTCGTGGGTGCAAGCGGTATTGCGTTCGGCATCGTTAACGCACAGTGGATTGCCCAGCTTATGGGTTACTGGCCTCAGTAACTCTTTAGCCACTCCTCTACTTGTTAGTTAAACTTAGAAGAGGGGGGACTCTATGTCCCTCCTTTTCCATGTACTGTTATTTTGATGATGTTAAAACGAGGTGTGTATGAGTGATGGACAAACTTATGGAGAAATATTTGAGACTGCAGGAGTGTCAGAGGATACTACTAATCCTTCTTTAATGTTGCTGCACCAAGCATTAGATGGTAAAAGAGGTAACGATCAAAAGCGTATAGCTGTTGTAGGTCTCGCTTGGTTAGCCACCCTCCTTCGCAAGAACCACGATTATGAGTCATCAGCGTGGCAGATACCAACTTTACTGCCTGAATTATCCGTTGGAGACGCCATATTAGTGCGCATGTCTGATAAGATAAACAGGCTCAGCGCCCTACACGCAAAGCCGGGAGAAGTAACAGACGAGAGCTTTAGTGATACAATGGGAGACTTAGGGTCTTACGCTTTGCTATGGTTGAGTCGCCCTGATGCTTGATATAGAACCGCCAATTTATTTAATAGATGAATCTGTTATGTTTGACGCCGGTTTACTTAAAATGGAAGTAGTGCTAAATGATAAATATGGGGACATTTATAGATGAGATTAACGGACACGTATTTACGGTGGGGGCTAGCTCTGATATAGCTGAATGTTCAAGGTGTCAATGTTCTGTCGGTTTGCAGCGGTTCATTAACGATGAAGGGTATCTATGTATTAAACTATCAAATCCTGATGACTTAAATATTTGTGGCGTTAAGGGCTAGCATGATTTTAGAGACATGTTGTGTCTGTGGTAATCCTGCCCTTCTTGAGCGTTTCATAGATTATGATGGCGGGTTACGGATAAAGTTCATTGGAATAAATGAATGCCCCGGTATTAAACAGGATAAAGACAGTGGCTAAGTTACTATTAGTTGATGGCCATAATATGTTACATCGAGTCTGTTTCATACCAGAACTACAAAAGCTTAGTTCCTCTCAAGGAATTCCAACCGGCCCCGTGTACGGCTTCCTACGAGTCTTGAGGGCCACGCTAGAAAGGTTCTCGCCAGAAAGCTGCATTATCTGTTGGGATACTCCTTCATCTGGCGTAGGTAGGCGTAATGCCCTTTACCCTGCCTATAAAGCAAACAGAGCAGATAAGGAAAAGCCAGAAGCTCTGCAGCATTTTAGTGAGCAATTGCAGATGTTACGTAACATTCTTCCATACCTGAATGTTAAGCAATTTGGTGCTGCTGGGTACGAGGGAGATGATTTACTGTATTTACTCACAAAGCGTTTTTATTCAGAAGATGCTACTAATGTGGTTGTAGTTACAGATGATAAAGACATGCTCCAACTAGTTAGGGATGGGGCTACAGTTTATAGGCCAATTGCTGACCAAGTTATCACCTATGAAAACTTTGAGGAAATGACAGGGGTACATCCAGAAGCCTTTGTTTTAAGGAAAGCCATTGTAGGAGATGTTTCAGACAATGTAAAAGGTGTCTTTGGTGTTGGTGAAAAGACAGCGGATAAGCTACTACGTGCTGCATTTAAAAATGAACTAGATGCCTGGGTAGTAGATGGCATTATGATGGATGAGGATTACGACCCACTAATATCCCTTTGTTCGGGGCATAAAACAAAGACAGCTAAAAAGGTTACAGAGCAGTGGGGTGTAGTTGAGCGTAACTTAAAACTCATGGATCTTCGTAAAAACACCTTTCATGAAACAGTGCATGATGCAGCGGACAATTTAGTTGACAGTGTTTCGGCACATTTTTCTGATGTGGAACTAATTAGTATACTTGGGAAGTACGAGTTTAGTGAAATTACAAAGAGGTTCGCCACATGGATCACGCCTTTCAGGAAGCTGCGGTAGTCGTAAAAGATGATAGCATATGCTTAGTTTTGACTTGTAAGAAATCTAAAGTTTCAGATAAGGATGTAATAGCTGTGGCAGGGGATACTAATTTTGAAAAGTATGTGCCTAATGCTGGTATTAGACATCAAATTTATAAGTTGATAGAAACCTCTGTAGCTGTGGAAGCGAGGAGTGCGGGGGTAAAGTGAGGCAGAATAAAGCAGTTATAGATGCTATATCCTGTTCTTTATGTAAAGTCAGGAAAGGGCAGTTTTGTAAATATATAACAGGACCATGCGAGCGTAGAGGCAGGGTGACAAAAGCGTGTCATCCTATACGAGAAGCTGCGGCCATAGCTCCGTGGAAATTATGGGATGGTATAGATATGAAAGATATTGAACTATGAGTTTTGCCAGTATGAGCCCCCAGTTTGCCCCTAAATTAGAAGATTCTTGTATTGATGATTATAGAAAAGCTTTACAAGCTGTAACTCCTCACGTCGAAGCTATAGAAAAAAGATTACGCTACATCATTGAAAAAGTTTTTAAAGATGCAGATAAAGCTAAATTAAAAGCCACAGCAGCCGCCAAGCTTACTGTAGCAGAGAGAAAGGCTCTAGGGTTATAGATGAGATTGGATGCTTGTCATCTTTATCTGACTTATTACCGCAAGTCTTTGAAGGGTAAGTAGTTATGCGCCTCGATCACATCGCCATCAGAGCAGTTAATAGATGGGAGACTGCTAAGTTTTGGATAAATGCATTTGGGTATAGGCTCCACGAAGAGTTTAAACCTTTTGATGATGATAGCGTTAAGTGCCTTGTTTTATTACCGTCAGAGCGGTCCTCCTCAGCCATACCCTTCATTATGCCTTTATCCTGCTGCGAGGCAGAGCTTGATCTAGACACTGGCCAGTGTCCAGAACATGGGAGTGATACCTGCGCAGAGTACCATATAGCACCAGAGGTATTCATTAGTGATGGTATACCTGAATCTATTGTAGGTAATTGGGTTGCTGAAAATGGTGAGGGTATACACCATTTAGCTTATATGGTTGATGATGTAGAAGAAGCTATGAAGCATTGGAAGGCTAACGGGTGGGGGGAGTTTCTGTCTGAGCAGCCGCAAACATGCCCAGGAATAGAACAGGTATTTAGTAAGCCTTTTAACATACTTGGAGGAATTTTGATAGAATTCATCAAACGTAATGAGCGCGGTTTTTGCAAAGAGAACGTAGCTAAGTTGATGAATAGTACAAAAGACGTATAGCTATGGATATGTCTGACGGGCGGCAGGTAATTGATGACTTAAATGCGAGTTTTATTAAATGTCGAGGAGTATGTGAAAACATATGGCCTAAATCTGCATGGCATGTGACGTATGTTAAAAAATATGGGTATTTCTGTGCTCCGTGCGCTATGCGTACGGATCAGTGGAGACAAGGAGTGTTTTTTAGATGAAGCTACTTTACTTTTATTTGCCTGGGTGACGGCCTTGCGATATTGTGGGTTCCACAATTGATAAGGTTGCTGAAGACGTAGATGTCATACTAGAGAAGTATAATGTTTTGGATGACTGGCAGGTATCGGATAAATATGAAGTATCTAGTGCTCCAACATTTGTAATAACTAAAGATGATTTAGTAGTTAATAAAATGCTCGGGGGTCTTTCACAAGTTCAGCTTTTGCAGTGGCTTGAGCGCTTTAAGAGATACACAAGTTATGAAGATGAAGGCGGTCAGGTGTGTAATGAGTGATAAAGGAGAAGGGGTATACAACAAGTATAAGGTAGAGAGGATTGATGGAGGGTCTGAACCAGGATGTAAGCACCACAAATGTAATTACTTTGTGTTAGATTTAGTGCATGATCCCTTCGCGTTACCTGCTCTTGTAGCTTACGCAAAGGCATGTAACGAGACATATCCTGTCCTGGCTACTGATTTGTTTCGGGTTGTTCAGCAATTAATGGATTCGGACTTACCTACAGATGCTGTTGCATAATGGTATGTTCCTGCGGTAATTCTGCGTGGGTTAGAATACCAACTAAAGGACTTGGGCCAGATTTTACTGACTGCAGAAATTATTTACAGCACATTCCCACAAAGTGTAGTAAATGCGGTACTAAGAGAAAGGTTAATAGAGAATTTGTAAAAGATGGTATGATGACTTGGCAAGATTGGCACGCACAGGAAGGTTTTCATCAGCACGATGATTGGATGTGGGAAAGTAAATCTTAGTTGCGGTATGTCTAGTATGCTTGATTATAATGTTTTGTGCTTTGTTTGTGCTGGAATTGATTGAAAGAGTAATAGATGGCTAAAGAGTTAACACCCGAAGATAGAATTAGGCTGTATGCCGCAGCATTTCCAGATTTCCCTACCATGTGGCATAGCAAGGGGTGGATACTTGGAGTGTGGAACATCGGAAACAATTATAAGGGTTCGGGGTACCATGGTAGCTACCCTTCTTCTTATCTTAAGCGGATAACTAGCCTTTTTCCTGATTGTAAGAAGGTGCTCCATTTATTCTCTGGATCGTTACCTGAAGATAAGCGCTACACTAGAGTAGACATTAAGCCTGAACTAAAGCCAGAAATTTTATGTGATGCAGAAGAGTTAAGTAATCATATAGATCCTGAATCTTATGACATCATTTACGCAGACCCGCCTTATACAAATTCTGACGCATTGCAATATGGCACGCCGATGTGTAATAGAAATAAGGTTCTTAAAGAGTGCTATAAAATATTAAAGCCTGGCGGTTATGTGTGCTGGATGGATATGGTGCTCCCGATGTATTCTAAAGAAGCGTTTCAGCGGATCGGTGAGATATCTATTAGTCGTTCCACTAATCATAGAGTACGTACTGTTTTCATTTTTCAAAAAAAAAAATAGGATAAATTATAAACTAAAGGTAGTGCGCAATGTTCGATAACGTAGATTGGCAAAGCGTGGCTGTATATCTATTTCCTCTAATACCCGTGATGTGGGGAGCTTTAGGTCTATCGGTAGGATGGGTTCTTGCATCTCGTAAACATGACGCCGTTCTTAAAGAAATTGCAGAACGAGACGTTTTATTAGATCAGAGCAATACTAATGCCCTTGAAGCAAAGGATGAAACCATTAATGTATTGAGAGGTATGCTGTATGCAACGGCGGATGCTAAAACTGAAGAGGCTCCTGCTCTTGCATCATGGCAAAGTTGGTCTGATGCCTTTGAAGAAGTTAAGAAGCATGAACGTAACCACGCTGATGAAGATAAGTTAGAAACTGATATTGCTAATTCATTAAAAACGGAAGAACTTAAGACCTACTTCCTTAGTATTCCTAGGACTTGGAAATAATCTATGACTGCTGAAGAGGCGCAAGAATTGATAGATAAGTTATGGGATGAAGTGCCCGCCTGTTCTAATGTTACACGAGATAACAAACGTTGCTGCGCGTGTAATGGTTGTGGGCACTGGCAAATGATGTTAATTGCGGCAGACGAGATTGAGTCCTTTTTTTGAAAATACTTCTTTTCACTGATTATCATATTTCATCAAAAGGCCGACGAACGCTGCGTAGGTTAGGTGAGTGTTTACGCACGGCTGAATGGCTGGCAGACCTTGTTAAAGAGCACCAACCGGATATGGTCGCCAACCTAGGAGACAGTTTCGATAGCTCCTCCAACCTTGATGTACCCAGCCTTTGTACTGGAGTGAGGGCTATGGAGATAATCAGTAATGCATGTAAAGGTATATCGGCTGATTTTATTATGTTGCCGGGAAACCATGATGCGTATAGTAGAGATTACTCCTCATTAGAAGCGTTTAAAGGTATTGGAATTCAAATTATATGGAAGCCAACTGTGCTTTATGATTTGATTGGGGCAATGCCTTACAATAAAGATGCAGCTATGGCTACTAGCTGGATACAAGAACTTGAAGAACAGGCTGCTGTAGTCTTTACTCATGTGGATGTAAAACATGCTTCATTTGGATACGGACAAGACTCAGCCGTGGGAGTGGACCCAGAAGTTTTTAGAGGACCCATCTTTTCGGGGCACTATCACCATCCGCATGATCTTTCGTCTTTTAAGTTTATCGGTAGCGTGCTCCATCACAACTTTACGGATAAACCTATTAAAGGAATTAAGCGGGGAGCCTTACTCATCAATGTTGACGAAAGAACAAGAAAAGTTACTAGCACGCAACGCTTTGCTAACCCGCATACTCCAATCTACTATGTAGCAGATTGGACTAAGCGTAAGAATGATGATGCAAGATACTGGTATAGTGAATTTCTTGGAAGGATGCACCTTAGAGTTAAGTGCAACCACGTAGATGTAAAGAAATATAAAGACTATGTACAGGAGATGTTTCCTGATCTTATCTCTTACAGTGTAATTGGAATAAACAAGAAGACCAATGAAGTTGTAAGAGAGGTTGCTGTGAACGTAGACACAGACCCTGAGGAGGCTTTGAATGCTTTCTTGAATAACAAGGGGGTGCCCAGAGGAATGGACAGGGAGAAGTTGATGGAAGTAGGAAAAGGACTACTTGTTTAAATAGGGCGGGACTAGGCTCCGTAGAACCTAGTCCCTTTTTCACCTTGTCGGGCGGTGACATCAGTATATAACATTACGTCACCACGCAGCTAGAGATAAACTCAATTCAATTCTTATATCGTCCACATCTTTGTATTTTAGCTCAAGCTCACCTTGTATTATTTTGATGCCCCAGATAACTATATCCATCTCAATTCTTATAGATGCGTTTTTAATTAGATCAAATAGGCTTCCACTACTATTTAACCCTATACGTATATTTGGCTTAAATTTGAACTTGAATTCTGTGCCTCTAGATATACTTTGAGATGCATCTATATCTACCGCTACTCTATACTTATTAGGTTCTTTATCTGGCGTTGTAGGATCGGTATTTAGTTTGAAAACAGCTACGTAATCTAAGCTGATTTTTAGTGTATTACTGATGGTAAGTGGGCCAAACTCATAGTCTATTTCTTTACCTATAACGTGCTCGTAAGGTTCATCAGGAGCCCCGCCTTTATCGGATGGTAAAGAATCCATCCAAGACCTACTGTACCAGTCAGTATTACTTGGTAATCCTTCCCAGTCATTTCTAAAGTAATTAGGCGCACTTTCAGTTTCATACTTACGTACAAGTCTACGAAATTGATTATTTAGTTCTTTTAGTAAGAGTTTATGTGGCCCATCATAGCTAACAACTAAAGAGCCTCGTGGTATCCTAGTCATAGTTACGGATGACATCCAATCATCTACATAACCTGGATAATATGTTTGTTCTATGTAGTAATCGTAGTCGTTGTAAGTGTCTTTATTTATAGTGGTTACATCTTGAATCAACGAAGATTCTGCGGCGTAGGCTGGAATACATGTTAGTAAACTCAAAGAAACCAACAACTCACGCATCGTATTCTTAGTATCCTATAATTGTTTCAAAGGCTCCAGTATGGGGGATTCTTTATTTTCTCGTTCCCATCTTGTGTTAAAGAGTTTAATTGCTTTTTTAATTTGAGAATCCGTAAAGACCTATTTTGTACAAGCTTATCATGCGGTTTAGGCTTTTCTGGATTCATTTGCGTCTCAGTGTCATAACTTTGGTATATACTAGGGTTACTTATCACAAGTATGTACAATGCAGCTACTAAAAGCAACAATAGAGAATTTCCTTATAATCGGTAAAGCCACTATAGACCTTAATCAACAAGGATTAGTTCTTGTTCTTGGGTATAATCAAGATGGTGGTAAAGCTGACTCTAATGGCGTGGGAAAGTGCCTCTCAGGGAGTACTATACTTACTGATGCTGTAACACGTGAGCGTATTACAATTAAAGAGTTATATGCTAGACAAGACTCTGCGTTTACTGTGTTTGGGCTTGATACTGATTTAATACTTAGACCATCTAAAGTTATTACTGTGATTGAATCCGGTATTAAAGAGCTGTTAAAAATAACATTGTATGATGGCACTACAGAGCGGGTATCTGTTACGCATCCTATAATGACAGGTTATGGTACTACTACACTGGCTAAAAATCTAAAAGTAGGAGATTCAGTAGCGCAACCGAGAACACATCTTTCAACGTTTGATAATGCTGGAATGTCTGATATTTGCTGGGCTAAAGTTATAGAGATACAGAGGATAGCACCAGAACAGACGTACGATATACAGATAGATAATGAAACATCCTTATATGCTCTTGATGGATTTATCACACACAATTCTAGTATCTTTGAAGCGATTTGTTGGTGCCTTTATGGACAGACTTACAAAGGGCTTAAGTTTGATGATGTAGTAAGTTACGCCTCTCCGGGAGGAACGCGCGTTGAGGTTGACTTATGCGTAGGTAAAGATGAACTTACTGTAGTTAGGCACAGAGAGCACAAAACAGGTAAAAATAAGTTACATCTATTTATAAACGGTAAGAATAAAACACCGTTCAAACAAGCAGATGCTGAGGCTATTTTAAGCTCGCTGTTACCCCTATCTTTGTCCGCCTTTAAGCATGTTATTTATTTTGGGCAGAAGATGGGCGAGACATTTCTAAGTTTAAATGACACAGGTAGAAAACAATTACTTGAAGAATTGATAGGGCTAGACGTATTTAGTAAGGCTGAGAAAAAGGTAAAGCAGCGTCTAAAGGATATTAAGAGTGAGAGCAGCGGCTTAGATGGAAGCAGGACGGCATTTAAGACATCTATAATTTCCTATGAAAAAGAAATAGAGGAACTTGAGGCTACTAAAGATGATGAAATGCTTAGACTGGCTGAAGAACGAAAAACATTAGCCAACACTTTAGTAAAACTCCAAGATGAAAGAAAAGATGCTGTAGAGCAACTTAGTTTACTGGAAGACTTTATAAGAGAGGTTAACGATCAACACATTAAGGCTTTAAATGACGTTAACGTAAATAAAGCTCTATGGGACAAAGCCGAGTCTGCACGACGTTATTGTGAAAAGCAGATTAGGGAGCATACTAGTCGTATTTCTAACTTGTTGTATTTAACAGGAAACTGTCCTACATGTGAACAGGAGATTGATAAGGAACATGTAGCTGCTACAGTTGCTGCGATGGAAGAGGGGCTTACTAATCTTCACACTGAACTTGGCGGCTATAAAAATGGTGCTACTGAAACCTTGGAGAAGCTAGATGATAGTAGAGAGACCCTTAACATTATCAAAGAAAAGATAGCTGCAGTAAACCTTAACGAAGCCAAAATGCAGGTCAACGATGTAGCCCACCGTATATCAGGTAATAAGTCTCAAGCTTCTTACCTAGATAGAGAAGAGGCGGCCCTTAATAAGCCCACAGAGGCACTGAGGCGCGCAATTACTACAACTGAGGGGGATTTAGCCGTAGTAGAAAGTAAGCTCAGTGTAATCAATGATGAGCTTCCATATCTTGAGTTTTGGGAAAAAGGGTTTTCAGCTACAGGTGTCAGGTCAATGATACTTGATGATGTAATAACTTATTTAAACTCTAGGATGAACCACCACTCTAGAGCCATATCTGATGGAGAAATAGCAATAGAGCTTACCCCACAAACAAAGTTGAAATCTGGTCAAGTTAGAGAAAAGATGGATATTGTGGCTTCTACAGGGGGCGCAGGCTACATAGCGGCGTCTGGTGGCCAGCAAAGAAGAATGGATTTAGCTGTTCATTTTGCGCTTTCTGATTTGACAGCTACGATAACTGGGCACAAAATGAACTTATTGGTTTGTGATGAAGTCCTTGACTGTATAGATGAATCTGGTACTGATGCCATTTTAGAGATGCTTGAAGAGAAGGCTGACGCTGGGATGTCTGTATTTTTGATAAGCCATAGCGATGCTTTAAATAGCAGAATCAGTAATATTTTGCTAGCAACGCGTAATTCAAATGTTTCTACAGTAGAGAGAATTTCATGAAAACAGTAAATATTATCATAGCTTCGATACTTATTTTAACATCAATAACGTATGGAACAGAACTAGCATTAGAATTGACAGGAATTGTGGTTTCGCATAATCCTAGTATAAAAACTGCTTATAAGTCAGGCTGTATTTTGAACAACCGCATCTTCTTTGAGGGGGATGTTGTAGAACTAGAAGACAATTCATTGGGCGCTGTGGTTGATAAGCCTAAGGCGCATTATCCTTATCTGGTGATTAAAACAATCAAAATTGGTAAGGTGACTGTTGTGAAGTATATGGACGACAAGGATTTAGATGGATCCATTGTTGAAATCTTAATGAAGAAAAGGACCTATTACGGTCTATTAAAGGAATAGTGATGAAGAAAGTAATTCATGAAGGTAAGGAAATTGGTAGGGTTGCTGTTAATGCAACTCCTGGAGTAAACATTCAAGTACAGTCTGGTGAGCAGGATGGAAATAAGCTCTTTAAGACATACAAAGTCAATTCAGTTACCGAAGATTCTATTAATGTAACAGAAAACCCGTTGCTTGGATAAGCGCTGAAAGAATTGGATGTATAATGGCTGGTGTAACAAATACGTGTATGCACTGTAAGGCAACTCTATATGATGAGGAAACTTCATATTCTAAATGTGTTTATTGTAAAAAAGAAGACTGGGACCGCGTTAAGGTAAAGAGAAAGAGAGCCGCCCTCAAACAAGATAAGCCATCTTCAGTTATTGTATCTGAAGACGCTTCTTTACCAGAGCGCGAGGTAATGACTCCGTTAGGTAAGGCAAAATTTAGAAACAAAACTCTTGAAGAAAAAGGCTATAGGTGGACTTTTGTTAAGGACACAAATAATGAACTTTTGGAAATTGTGTATCTAAAGGATGATGGCAGCACGGGCACTCTTATAGCTGACTTAGATACACTTTTTGATAGGAAAATAGTATCTAAGGATAATCTGCCTTATTGTATTGTTACTTTAAAGATCATTGCTGGAGTAGGAAGTACGGTAGAGCTTGTAAGGGCTGATGTTCCTATTAAGTCATTAGATGATGTAACCCATACTTTAAAGAAACCTGGCGTCTTAAACTATTTCTTCGAGAAGATTTATGGACGAAAAGTGTGAGTACTGTCTAGCTAACGAATGGACTCGACCAGCCTATAACGAAAGATGTTTGCTGCAAATTGGTTGTTGGAGATGTTATAGCGTGTATTTTATATTGGATGCTGGTCCAGTAATTACTAAGCAGAACCCTCGTAATCCTATATTTTGGAAGGATCTACAGATACAATGGAACGAAGCCCTGGATCAGTTTTAGATAATCCGCACGGAGTCTGTTTATTGTGTGGCGATCCTGCGTGCATTACTGTAGACATTAGTGACGGCGGTAAAACTATAGATGTTTGCGTACGTCATTGGCAAATGTGGCATCATAGACTTGTAGGAGGCACTAGTGATGCTACAATAGCCAGTGAATTACGGGTCTTGCTGAATGAATGACGCCAAAAGAATCTATATTATACCATTTTCCCCTGTTGGCGTAAATCATGCCTATTCAACTCGGATTGTCAGAAAAGGCAAGTCGCATATTCCTATTAGGTACATGCAGCCCAACTATAAAGAGTTTAAAGCTGCTGTAAAATTCTGGTTAGAAAAAACGGATACTTTGTCTGGAGGACGCCTACCATTTGGTCCTCCTTTTTCTATTCATTATTTATTCTTGATGGAAAAAAGCTCTTTCTTTTATAAGAAGGGTACACTCAAACGTAGAGATGTTTCTAATTACTTTAAGCTTTTGGAAGATGCTTGTTCCGAATACTGGGAAGTAGATGACACACACAATTTAGTAGTCATTGGACAAAAGCGTTGGGTACCTGATGGAGAACTAAAAGAATTTATAGAAGATGCTTACAAAGACCCACCACATAAGGATTTGCGGGCGATCATTAAGATAGGAGTGCAGAAGCTACCAGAGACGTACGGAGAATGGGATGGTAGGATAGACCCAGGAGTTTCACTGAAGGAATGATTACCGAAAAAGAACTAGATAGTATTGAGAGTCGCAGTAAAGACCCAGAAGTACTTCGTCTAGTTTCTGAATTACGGATGCTTAGAGGAACTATCGACCGTATAGCAGAGGAGTATGGCTTACTAAATATGGCTATTGAAGCTGCTGATGGTATAGGCTCTAGATTACGCGCTGCTGTTGGAAAGGCCCGCAATGAATCAGCTTGTCGTCGATGCGGAAGTTACGCACACCACCAAAAATATTGCACTTACCAAGTTTAAGTTTAACTATCCGTTCATCTACTGGGTTTATTTTAAGAACATAGGATATCTTAGGCTAGGTTTCAAAATAAAGGATGCTTATATTAAGTATCTTGAAACGGATGATTTTAGCCATATTGAAAATGCTGTTCCTGATATCACCTTACTTATAGGGTGGTGCTGGTCAAAACTATTTGGAGAAAGGGAGCACGATCCAGATGTAATGGATCCTGTTGCTTATTATTTTATCTTCAAGCTGAGGGATAAGGCGCTCCCTATAGACTATGGCTTTCCTAGCTATGTCCGCATAATGATTAGGAGGCACCTGCTGCGGCACTTCTACAAGCAAGAGCAACAGAAAGGAGGTGACCGGTCTATCAGAACGTTTACCTATAGACCTTTCCCCACAGCACGCGATGTAGAACATAAAATATTCATTGACGATTTGAAAGTATGTTTATTGGAACGCCTTGAGCACGATACACGTTTGGATGAAACAGAACGTAAGGTATCTAAGTACATAGCTGAGTGCGCGTTGAAGGGTGTTAAAATTAGTGAACATCTTATTGATTTGAAGTTTGGCTTAAACGTTAAAAAAGATAAAGAAAAGCTTAGATTTCTAGTTGACTTTACAGATGTTACTGTGCGAAACTACTTGTATTGGGTAAGAAAATGTATTCCAAATATTTACGGAGATGAGAAGAATCAATTCGTAAGTATATTTGAGTTGAATGATGAGGATGAGGTAGATTTTAGTGATGAGGAAGAACTCAAAGCCTACTACGCTGAAATGGGACATCTTTGATAGTAGGTCATCTAAACACATTGACGCGTTACAGATTGCGTTGCTAAGAACAGGTAGAGATACGCTATTACCTGAGATTTATGAAATATTTGGCAAAGAATCTACAATAAAATTCTTAGATATATTTGCTGGGATAACAGTAAAGGTGCCAACAAAACAAGTAATTGAAAATGCCATCAGGGACACATTCATTTATTTAACTCTCAAGAAAGCTAAACGAAATGGATACCCAAAATCTCCGGATGTTGTAACCGATCTTGCGGATAGATATTCTATAGAAAGAAGTACGGTCAAAATAATTTACAAAGAAATGGATAAGTTTGCATAATGGATGATATAAACGTATCTATAGATCAACCAATGCTTCCTATTAAACAAATTGAGGATTCAGTAACCGAGACGCCTGAGCAATTGTTAGAACGTACAGCAAACTGGGCCACAAACGGAACAGCATTAGAAGTTTCATCTAAAGATGGTTTACGTCATTTGCTCGCAGAGTCTCGTGACCGCTCATCCATGTTTATGTCCATCTTGGCGTTACAGCGGATGAAGAGAGTATCAAATCTTGTAAATGTTGCTGAGGACATTCAATCAACATTGTTTACGCCCGACCGTATAGCAATGATGGACACTGCAGAGCTTTTACAGGCTCTCCGTTATGTAGAAGGTATAGTTAAAGAGAACGTTGAGTTTGTTAATAAATCTACTGAGGATTCAACTACTGGTGCACAGATTTTAATTAACATGGTTGACGCACGATCCCTTACACTTAGTCGTGAGGATATCCCTGAAGCTCAATCGCGCGAAAGTATCCGTCATGCTGTAATGGGTTTGTTAGAAGAATTTTCAAATCCAAGCGGAATTAACGGTAGTAAAGATATTATAGATGTCTAAAGCGTATACTTATGATTAACAGAGAGACAATTATACAAGCGCTACAAGGCACAGGAGTAAATGAATCAAAAATAGCCGAAATACTTGGAGGTCTAACCGCAGAGGAGCAGCAGTGGGCAATTCAAATGTTGAGAGAGCACATGGAGAAAGGTGCCTCTGATACTCTCGCTAAACTGTATTCAATAGATTTTGTACGTCAGCCTGTAAGCATTGAACAATTTATAACAGATCCTTTTTACTTAGGAACATCTTGTGAGGGTATTTATCCTGTTTGGCGAAAAGAGCTAAACCACGTTTTTAGGGCGGGAACAGATACGTTTGAGTGGATTTTTTGTGTTACAGGTGATACTCCAGTTGCTATGTGTGATGGAACAACCCCTAGCATACAAGAGTTGTCTGAAACTAAAGGAGAAAATGAAAAGTTCTGGATATGGTCTCATGATAAAGAAACGGGGAGAGTTATTCCTGCTGAGGCTAGATATCCGCATAAAACGGGCAGAGACGTTGTATACAAAATTACACTAGATAATGGCACGTATTTTAGAGCTAACGCTAAACACCAGATGCTCACTAGAGACGGTGAGTTGATTATGGTTAAAGATATGTCTCCAGGTGAAACACGTTTGATGCCCTTTAGTAGAACAGAAGGTCAAGGTGCTCTTAGTGGTTACAGACGTATATACCAACACAATAAGAAAGATTATGACTATGAGCATCATCTTATTGCTGAAGATGTTCATGGAATAGATAGAAAAGCGCGTGGTTTAGTAATTGGTGTAGAGGAGTGTGGAGAAGAGGACGTTTATTGTCTTACAGTAGATAAAACAGGTCTTTGGCAGTTGTGTTGTAGGGATTTAGAGACAAATGAAATTTGTTGGAAAGCAGGTTTGACTTCAAGTAATACTGGAGCTATACGTTGTGGAAAGACCTATGTAGCATCAGTGGCTTGCGCGTACAAACTTTATGTACTCTCATGCACCAAGAATCCTCAAACATATCTGGGCCTCGGAGATCCAAACACTGCTATTTATTTTGGTGTTTTCTCCGTACGTCTATCTGAAGCTGAGGAAACTGCTTTTGATTACATAAAACAGTTTGTAGACCACTCACCTTATTTTCGTAAGTACTTCCCTAGAAACAATAAGATAAATTACAGGCTTGAATTTCCTCATCGTATTCGTGTGAACTTCGGGTCAAAGGAACTACACGCGCTAGGCCGAGCAATTATTGTTTGCATCATCGATGAGGCTAACTTTATGAAGGGCGGCGCTATAGGTGATGCGTACAAACTGTACTATCAGGTTCGCGCTCGTATTACAGGTCAGTACGGCTATAGAGGGTATAACCCTGGATTGCTCTGTGTCATATCATCAAGAAATACAGAATCAGACTTCCTTGAAAAGCATATAGAGCGTTTCGCAGGGGAGAGAGGGGTCCACCTATCAGATTATGCTTTGTGGGAAACTAAGCCGCCTGAAAATTACTGTGGGGAGACTTTTAAAGTAGCTGTAGGTAACAAGTACAAGCAATCACGCATCCTGGCAGTAGGTGAAGAAGACCCAGAAGAACAGCACGTAATTGATGTTCCTGTTGAGCATAGAGTAATTTTTGAGAACAACATTGAACAAGCTATTCGTGACCTTGCTGGTGTTCCTATCTACGCAGTTTCTAATTATCTACAAGATCGTACTAAACTTGTAGCATGCGCCAATGCTGAATGGGAACATCCATTTACTCTTGAAACTTTAGAACTTGATTATCTTAAAATGCCTAAAATATCAGACTGGTTCAAGATACGAGATGTGTGTAAGGTGGTAGGATCTAGATACGTGCCAAAGCTCAATCCAGAAGTTAATAGATTTGCTCACGTTGACTTGGCGTTAAATGGCGATGCTGCTGGAATTGCTGTAGTACACAGTGCTGGTATGCGTAAGGAGTCTATTAAGATCAGGGATGAGCTTGGATACAGTGTTTCAACTTTTGAGGTTAACGTGGACTTCATGCTTAGAATAAAAGCATCTCCAGGTAGTGAGATAGATATCTCAGCTATTAGGGAATTCTTTGTATATCTGCGTAGAAATGGATTTATGTTCAATAAGATTACATATGATGGGTACCAATCAGCATCTTCCGTACAAGATTTAATGAAAGTTGGACTCAATACTGATAGACAATCTGTAGACCGTAACAGTGACGCCTACGATTACTTGCGCGATCTTTTAATGGAAGAACGAATTCATATGTATAAGTATGACCCATTCGTATCGGAAGCAGGACAACTTCAAAGAATTATCAAAGGCAGGAAATCCAAGATTGACCACCCCCCAGACAAATCTAAGGACGTTTCTGATGCTGTAGCCGGCGCTGTATTTCTTTGTGCTAAAGATAATGCAACGTATCCATTCCACCAAGATAAGCCTCAATTCAAAAACTCTAATGAAAAACTTGTGCAAAAAGCGCTTAATCTAAAGAAGCGCACAGATGATGGATACATAACTGGTATCCAAGGTGGAGAATCAATAGAATGGGATTACTAGACTTTTTTGGTGTTAGGCGTTACTTCGGGCTAGACCAATCTAATACAAAGATAAAAGACCCTATAGCGGGTGACCAAAACTCTTACGGAGAATCAGAAGCATGGAAGTACTACAATCAACAAACTAGTCGTCCTGCTGATCGTGCCTCTCGCTATCGTAATTATGACAGAATGGACCAGTACGAGCTTATCGCGAGCGCTTTGGACCTTTATGCGGAGGAGTGCTTCAAGTATGACATGGAGCATGATGCATCAATTTGGGTAGACTCAGATAACGCTGACGTAGTAAGAGTTGCTGCAAAACTTTTTGATCGTATTAACATGGAGGAAATAGGCTCAGGTATTGTTCGCAAGATGTGTAAGTATGGAGACCATTTCGAGGCCATTACACATAACAGCGAAACTGGCGACATAATTCATCTGAAGTCCCCGCCACCAATCAATGTGGCCCGCGTCCAAGAGCATGGTAAGCTTCTTGGATTTAAGCCCAATATATCTGGTAACACAGGAAAGACAGCATCGCAAATATCCAAGACCCAAGGTATTCAATGGAAGCCCTGGGAAATTATCCACTTTAGGATGCCATCTAGAGAACGAGATAATCTCTACGGCGATTCTATTTTGTATCCTGCAGCAACTGCGTGGGAACAGCTAAAGATGGTTGAAGACTCTTTGGTAGTTTACCGTATGACTAAGGCATCTGATCGCATAATTTATTACGTCGATGTTGGAAACGCAACTCCAGAAGAGGCTTACGATATTGTAAACAGATGGCGTAAAGCTATTAAAAAGCGCGAATACTTAAACAGAAACGCTGGCGATTACAGGACTCAATGGAATCCTGTCTGCTTTGTAGGTGACACCAAGATTGCTCTAGTTAATGGTACATCTATAACTTTTGAGGAGTGGGCTAAGACGCCTGATAAGAAGCTGTGGGTTTACTCAAAAGATAAGGATGGTAATACAGTATCTGGTTTAGGCTATCATCCAAGAACGAGCGGGGAGAAAGAGACTTGTATAGTAACCCTAGATAACGGGCATACAGCAGAGTGCACTTACGACCACCCGTGGATGCTTAAGGATGGAACGTACAAGAAGGCTATAGAGTTGGAGGAAGGGAACTCATTAGCTGCTGTTTACTTCAAGACATCATCCAAAGAAGATGGGGATAACCTTGATGGGTATGAGCAGATTTGGATAAATGAGGGGGGTTACGGGGGTAGTGTGAAGGGTATCAAAGAAGGCTGGGGGTACACGCACCAGGTTATAGTTAACAGATGTTTGGGCGGTTACGGGGGTAATGGGCGTGTAGCACATCATAAGGATTTCGATAAGAGAAATAACTCACCTGATAACCTTAGGCTGATGGGACGTGTTGAGCATATTGAGCTACACGCGGCCTTATATGAAGAAGGACTAGGTAAATGGATTAAGGAAAATCCAGAGTTACATTACGAGAAAGGCTTAGGTAAGTGGGTTGATGAAAATCCAGAACTACATAAAGCTAACGCAGCCAGGGTTGGTAAAGTTTGGAGGCCAATCAACCTAACTAAGTACAACAAGTCTGAGGCGCATCGTAAAGTAGCATCTAAAACGCTGAAAAAGACGGTGACTGAGAAATGGAAAGATCCAGAGTTTAGAGAGATGCTAAGGCCGCACCAAGCCAATAACGGGAATAAGCACGTTGCGGTTTACAACAAATCTGAGAAGAGTCTCAGAGTCGGCAAGAAGATGGCTAATCAGAATTTTAGCCTCTATCGTAAGTGGCAGAAGTTCCCGAAGGAATTCAAGAAGAACAATCCATATCATGTCTGGAAATCGACTCATAAGGCTCCCAATCATTGCGTAGTTTCTGTAGTGAAAACAGGTAAAAGTAAGCTCGTATATGACATTACAGTTGAGGAATTCCACAACTTTGCTATTGATGTAAGTCCTGTAAGTTCTTGCGGTAAAAGGAGTTCTGGCGTTTTTGTGCATAACTCAATCGATGCTGACCTTTTCTGGCCCGTGCGTGAAGGGTCTACATCACGTGTTGAAAAGCTCTCAGGTACTCCAAACATTAGTGATATCGTTGACATCGAGTACCAACGTAATAAATTGTTTGGTGCGCTGAGGATACCTAAAGGATTTATGGGGTTTGAAGAATCTCAGGGAGCCTTTAGTGGTGAGTCAACTCTATCATCACAAAGTATTAGATTTGCTTCTACAATTAAAGCTATACGTAAATCATACCTATCAGGTATCCGCAGGTTGGTAGCCATTCAACTCGTGTACAAGGGCATCGACCCAGAGGATCCAAAGAATGCATTTAAAGTAGGTATGTCACCTATTTCGTATCTAGATGAATTGATGCGTAGTAAGGTCTACCAGCTACGTATGGATATGGTGCAGACTAGCATGAACATAGGAGCGCAGTCCCAGATTCTAGATGAGAAACGTTGGCTAACTTGGTCGTTGCGGAATTTCCTTCGTCTATCAGATGATGAGATTCATATGTTCCTAGGTACTATGCCTGATATAGAAGGCCCAGGTAATATTGTCACTCCTGATGCACACAAGCTAGTACAGTTAGTTCAAAGCAATCCACAGAGAGTGCATAATTTGATGGAAGCTTACTTGATAGGCAAGAAGGCGCGCACGTTAGAAACGTATCCAGATAATTGGGAAAATAACCCTTTACCAGTAGTAGTAGAGACTGTGACTGTAAGTGATGAATAAATATGATTTAGCTGATGAGTTGGCAAAGAAGGAAGGCTACTCCAAGAGAAAATCTCTTAAGGTTCTTGGAGATGTTTTTGATGTTATTGCAGACGCCTTGACAGATGGGCACACTGTGAGAATGTCAGGTATTGGGACTATAATTCCTAAGATTACTGAGGGGAGGGATTTTTGGAGCAACCTGAGCAAAACAAATGTTACCATTCCGAAACGTGTATCCATCACGTTCAGAGTCTCAAAGGCGTTTCGGAAAGACCTGACGGAATTGTCCCCTCTCATCAATTAGACGAAGATAAGTCAGTAGGTGATGCTGCTACTGAGATAGACCGTGATGTTGTATTAACACACGCTACATCTAAAGGTTCGTCATTTACAAAAGATAAGGCAACCGCTACAACAGGCGCACGTAAGAAGCTTGAGAGGCTTCTTACCAGCACACACGCTACGTTGGTTAAGTCTACAGAGTCTTACACAGCCAAAAAAATTAGCTTCAAGAATTACGCAGATGAGTTTAAACTGACTTTAAAAAATGCGTATTACAAAGCTTATACACTTGGTCTTAAATCTACTGGAGTTGAGGCGTCCCTTACTGCTGGAGGCAACCCTTTGTTACTTCCAGCGGATAAGCGATGGATAGACTCAGCACTACGCCAGGAAATGCAGTATCTAAATCGTTTCCTGGCGGATATAAAAAGAAACAGACAACCTAAGCGCTGGCCTTACCGTATTGGAATGTACGTAGCTACAGTAGGATCCATCTACTATGCAGGGCGCGTTGCTGCTACACCGGCAAACCATGCGCTCTTTTGGATAGCTAAACTGGATATTAGAATTTGTCCGCAGTGTAAGTATATGGCTACAAATTCACCATTTATTAAGCACAACATCCCTATTACGCCAGGCTGCGGTTTTACTCGATGCTTGTCCAACTGTAGATGTAAAATTGTTGTACGCCCTGTAGATAAAGAGTATTATGAAAAGCTTCGTAGGGGGCTTAGCAGAGATACTCATTTACGTAGGTTGAAAAAGGCTACACAATAGGATAC